TAGTTTAGTTTCCCACCCTTCGGGGAAAGCCTTCTTTAGATACAGGCCCAAACTAAACATTCCATTATTCCGTGAGCCTTCAGGAAAGCCTTGTGAGCAAAGAGCCTGGAGGCACGGCGGTCCATCACTGACAGGGACGTCAACTTTAGCTGCTGCCTTGGGCAGAGTAAGCTTAGTCTGCGCGTTGGCATCGTACATTTCAAAGAATTCATGAAGCGTCGCCGCGGACCCATCTTCTTTGATTGCGTAACGTAAAGTACGTCCAGCGTTAAAAAAACACAGATTAAGGAAATTTCCCGTATCACCCCTAGAAATTAAAATTTCTCTTTGTTTTGGGAAGATCTCTCGACCGCTTTCGCCCATCAGAGCGGCACATCCGACGAGGTAGTCTTGCATGTCGCCGGCTGGGACAGGTGATTTGGTAAAGGCATAGACATGGGCGCCTCCTGACTTGCTTCTGCAGCAAACCAGGGGGAGCTTTAGCCTTTGTACTTTCTTGACTAGCGCGGCTAGATCAAGAGGGTATGTGTCTATATCTATGCAGCCCCAAACGCATGAGTTATCTGCACGGATAGGGATGATGCCGAGGCTAGGCTCGACACCATCAATATGTTTTTGCCACAGCTCTGTGGTCGGCGGCTGGCGGACTACGACGGCCTTGCCAACACTCTTGCCTTTCTCGTTCTGGCTTTCGACTCTGTATGTTCCGTAGGCTGAATCTAAACCGGCAAAGATGCTTATGAATTTCTGTAAGTCTTCCATTCTTCTTTCTCAGGTGAATGCCCGGTGTTGCCACCGGGCCGTGTTACTAGAAAATGTCGTGAGTTTTCCCTTCTTCTTGTTTCGCATTTTCGTCCTGGTGCTTCGCCTTCACATCGCCTGACTTAATGCTTGCGCTAAAAGTCTTTGCGATACCGTAGACACCAGCGTCTTCAACTTGGCCGACCTTCTCAATCTCCCAACCGTGCCAGTTTCCTTTGCTGTTAGACTCGCTCACAATCGTGAGACGATAGATCTGACTAAACATCGGTGGCGTAAAAAGGCCATCCTTACCTTGAGCTTTAACGCTCATCATCATCGAATTCCACTTACGCGACTTCTTCAGCTGCGTGGATTTCATGATAATTAAAGCGGGACTAGGCGAACCGGCACTGTCAAGAATCATCACATAATGCTGTGCTGAATTCTCGATATAGTTACCGTTGTCGAGATAGTCTTTATTGTCTCCAGGTTCCCTATGGGTTCTAGATAAAATATCAGAGGTCGCAGGAAAAATATTAACAGGACCGCCGCTGCCTTGGCCGCGTGGCGCCCACTCGATATACTGCCTAACATAAGCGCAAGGGATAACCTGCACGCCTGCTTTTCCATCATGTAGCTCACCTGTGACACTATTGTAAATCATGCCTGGGTTAGCGCCATCGACAGCGCCGATCTCTGGAGACATATTCGTTAAGATTCGTAAGAACGGAAGGGCAAGATCGTCTTGTCCCATGTCCTCGAAGCCTGACGCATCTTCCTCAAAGTTCACTGCCAATGATACTTCACCAGTTTTCTTCTTTGCTATTTCAGTTTTTTCTGCTGTAGCCATGGTTCTATTTCCTATTGTCGTTAAGATTTTATAATTGCTCTCTGACCAATGTATGCACCGAAGAGTTCCATCGGGAATTCATTTCCCCGTTCGACTTGCTCCTTCACCCAGGCTTTTAAAGTCATGGGCTCCACTTTCTCGGTTTGCTGAACTGGGTAGCCCTGCGTTCCGAGGAGTTCTAAAAGACGAGAACAGAGCTCGTCTTCGCCACGCCCAAATCGGACGCTCACGTTATTCTTTATGATGTCATCCATCCCATGGTCTCTAAGCCACTGGAAAGCCTCGGCTTTACGAGCCGCAGTAATACTAGCTGAGTAGAATTCCTTGAGCTCTACCTTGCTGCCGTCCTCCATCATGAACGCTCTCATGCCTGTTTCAGCAAGGGCTTCTGGGATGGCCTGCTCAGTGAGCTTACGCAGCTGGTCCTTCCTCTCTTTCATAGCCGCTTCAAGTTCTTCGACCTCTGTTTGCAAAACCTTAGCTCTTTTTGCTAGGGCTGCAATGCCTTGAATTTCATCGTCGGCAATAGTTAACGCACTCGCATCTTTTTCGAAATCAATCATCATCATCTCCGTTTCTATGGGGGAAAATATCAATTTGTATAGGGAGATAACGCCTCTCTTGTTTGTCCCACTTTAAACATTTGAAACGTCCGTTATTCTTCGCGGCGGCAACGGTTGCAAGTATCGCAATGGCGGTCGGATCACCTATGAACAACAGGTAGTCATCGTCAGTAAATCCTTCTAGAACACGCTTGATCCGTGAGACGGTAGGCGCGGACGAGAATATGATTTGCGACTGCGATGGTGGAAGAACCACTTCAATCTCGCCGTAGTCTAATGCAGGCGCGATGTTGTGTTTCGGACTTTCAGAGACAACAAAAACTTTAGGCACTTCTTTCTCCTTTCTTTAGGTTTCGCAAAAGCGAGCCGCTAGTGTACAATGAAGGTCTGAGTAGCCGCAAGCTGCTTCGCATAGAAAGGAGAATAAAATGGAAGACATATGGCTTGAGCGCTATGCGTTCAAAAATAAGCCTTTCGATCATCAACGAAAGTATTTAGAGCGTTTCTGGAAGAAGCCAGTAGCTGCTTTGTTTGCTGACATGGGTACAGGCAAGTCCTTCATGGTGATTAATAATATCGCTATGCTTTATGACGTGGGAAAAGTTAACTCAGCGCTTATCATTGCGCCGAAGGGGGTGTATAGGAACTGGGTTGACCAAGAACTGCCTAAGCATCTGCCCGACCACATCCTACATCGCACGGCGCTGTGGACACCTAACCCACGTAAGGCCGAGAAGATTGGCCTAGAAAAACTGTGGGAGGTCTCTGACGACTTGAAGATTCTGGTCATGAACGTGGAGGCGTTGAGCACCAAGAAAGGTGTGGAGTATGCCAAGAGGTTCACCATGTTCACCAAGTGCTTCATGGCTATCGATGAGAGCACGACGATCAAAACACCTACAGCCAAACGCGCCAAGAACGTACTAAAGGTAGGTCAGCACTCTTTATATAGACGGATCATGACAGGCTCGCCCGTGACTCGCTCTCCAATGGACCTTTATCAACAGTGTGCCTTCCTGTCTGAAGAGTGTTTGGACTCGCCGAGCTTCTATTCTTTCCGAGCACGGTATGCCATCGTCATAGAGCAGCAGATGGGTTCGCACAGCTTCAAGAAGATAGTCGGCTACAGAAAGCTTGACGAGCTAAAAGAAAAGCTCGATCGCTTTAGCTACCGCGTGACCAAAGAAGAGTGCTTGGATTTACCGCCCAAGGTGTTCATCAAGCGTGAGGTAGTGCTTACTTCTGAACAGCTCCAGGCCTATAACGACATGAAGACGATGGCACTGGCCCTGTTTGAACAGGGTATGACCACGACAGTTAATGCCCTGACTCAGCTCATGCGACTGCATCAGATTACCTGCGGCCACACTAAGCTCGATGACGGGACAGAGATCAACATCCCAACGAACCGCGTAACTGAGATGATGTCCGTGGTCCAAGAGACATCAGGCAAGGTCATCATCTGGGCGAACTACCGTCATGACATCGAGAGCATCAAGCTTGCTCTACAGAAAGAGTACGGCATGGCTGCAGTTGGTACTTACTACGGTGACACGGATGACGAGGAGAGAAGGCGCGTGGTCCGCGAATTCCAAGACATGGACAGCGAGCTACGCTTCTTTGTAGGCAACCCAAGGACAGGTGGGTATGGACTTACACTCACAGCAGCGGACACAGTTGTGTATTTCAGTAACAGTTTCGACTTAGAGGTTAGGTTGCAGTCCGAGGACCGCGCACATCGGATCGGCCAAACTAAGTCAGTGACCTATGTGGATTTATTCGTTGCAGGGACAATTGACGAGAAGATAGTCAAAGCTCTGCGGGCTAAGATTGATATTGCCAACGAGGTGCTTGGCGAGGAGATGAAGAATTGGTTGATTTAATTCCTATACGAAAGATGTATAAGTACGCCTCATTACAAAGGCAAGACCTGCCCGAAGGCCGGCGTTATATTTACGGCGAACAGAAACTGCCGAGCGTGACCACTGTCCTGTCAGCCACAAAGAAAGACAAAGGTGCTCTGGATGCGTGGGTCAAGCGCGTAGGTGAGGTGGAGGCGGATCGTATTAAGAACGAAGCGGGGTTAGTTGGTACATACTTGCATGAGGTCATTGAACGCATGGTCGCCTATCGAGACCTGCCTCGGCCTACTCGTTGGGAGATGTGCAAGGGGTATGAGCTTGGCTACAAGATTATCAACACCTACTTCCACAATGTAAATGAAATCTGGGGATCAGAAGTCTCACTGTATTATCCTGAGAAGTATGCCGGCACGACTGACCTTGTCGGAGTCTATCGAGACAAGCCTGCCATCATCGATTTCAAGCAATCGAATAAACCTAAACGTAGGGAGTGGATCGAAGATTATTTCTGTCAGTTGGCCGCCTATGCCATGGCGCATGACATCATTCACGGCACTAACATAGACAATGCCGTGATCTTAATGGCCGTCAGGTCAGACGGCACGACTGCCGAGTTCTCTACCGCGGGCAGGGAGTTCCAGGGATACAAAGATATGTGGATGAGACGGGTTGACGACTTCCATCAAGCAATATCAAATGGCGAGGTGAAGAGTTGATCCATCATGGCCCGGCTTTGTGTCGGGGCTGCACTTGGCCCTGGTCCTTGGCCCTCGGCAGGTTTGCCACCGATTCCAGGCATGCCTCTAGCCTGGACCGCAACGGGCGCTATCCTGCGGAGCATTTGACGCGATACCGAGGCCTGGGGATTAGTAAACGGATCTGCGATTACTGGGCCTAAGACAGGAACCTCTTCGAGGACCTCCCCTATCACCTCACGATTTTCAGGCTCTAAGGCCGCGCTGCTTGATCCACCGATAATAATAGGATTTGGAGACGCCTTTAAGTTTCCTGCTGACGGTCTTGCAGGCACTGCAAACGCACGCCTTCCGCTCTCTGTCCCACTGGTTACCATTGCTCCCACTTGGCCTGCGATGATTCTAGCGGGAACCGTTTGGCCGAAACCTCCATACAGTCGACCTAACATTTGCCCAAGCATAGCGCCTGAATTAGATTTGTTCTGAGTCCTGTTAGCGATACGCCCGGTTAAGTTAGCCAGAGAGCTTATCATTCCTTGTTCTTTCCTATCAAAAAGAAGGTCAACTAAGGGCTTATTAGTGTTGCGAAGACTTGCCCAAGAGGTACTAAGTCTAGTACTTGCCTTATTGGCCGATTGCTCTGCCGTGATGGTCAACGAGCCATCTAGTAAATTATTTAACGCTTCTGTACGCACTAAATCCCACTGCTCTGGGGGCAGTTCTTGTTTCATGACTCTCAAGTCACGCACAATATTTTTCTTGTTTACCAGGCCAGTGGCATTGGAGTTAAAGATGAAATTTACAGCATCTTCCGGCGCAACTTTTAACTGCAGTGATCCGTCTCGGATCTCCTTAGCCGTCAGGCTATTCAGAATACCCTTGGTTTCCCAGCGTTGTTTAAAGCCTTTCCACGTATTAATCGCGTCCTTCCAAGCTAAAATAGACTGCGTGGTGGTCTGATCCTCGGCAAACTGATCCATTCGTTGGGATAAATTAGCCTCTACAACATTGTCCAAATAATTATCAAGTTGGTCTACCGCTTCTCTGGCCGCTGCCGCCTCAACACCTTCGCCGGATTTAGTCAGAGCAGTAAGGGCCGCTCTGGCATTAAATATTTGCTGAACAGTCATCCCTTCAGGCGATGCAATTTTAAGTTTTAGGTCTTCGGTCAGTTTAACAACTTTAGGGGCAGTTCCTTCGACGAAGCCTTTTATCTCGAAAGCTAAAGTAAGCTCATCGGCAAAAGTCCCTGCGGAATCGGGTTCTAGGTAAAGGTCGCGTTCGTTTCTTGCAGTTATGTATTTTTCATTAGCCGCTAGTCGAGCATTTTCCTTGTTTCGAGCTAAAAGCGCTTGAGCCTCTGCTGCGCCTTCGCCTCTTTGTGTCCTAGTGCCAGAGGTCCCTGAGACTCTTTCCGCTATGATATCTACATTTTCTCTTATAGCTGCAATCTGAGCATCCATAAATATGGCGTACTGAAGTGCGTCGTCGGCTGTGCTCGTGCCTTTTAACAGCGCGTCTTCTCTGAGCATTTGATTAGCGTCATTTCGCAACTGGCCCGTGGTCAATTGTATTGGGACAGGCAACCCTTGCGATTGCGCCATGACTAAAGCTTCTTGGGGAATGTATCCCGATTCGGTTAAGTTTTTAAATGCTACAAAAAGCTCTGCTTGGACTTCATCGGGCTCTAGACCTTTACTTTTAAGGTAGGACACCGTGTCAGCCGTAAATGTTCCATCTGGGTTTAAGACCGAAGTAGGGTCCTTCTTAAAACGAGCCATAATTCGACTAGAAGCCGCACCAAATAACTTGCCTAGACCTAGAAAAGTAGGGCCGAAAACAGCACCTGCCGCAGGAGCCGTCCAATCATAAGGGAGGCCCGTGATCTGAGAGGAAACGCCCTCCATTATAGCTGCTTCAGTTCCAGCAATACCCGCAGTGCCTGTGTATCCGCGCACCGCCTGCTGTCCAACAAGTCTAGCACCTGCCGCCTCTAGACCCATAGCAAGGGCTGTTGCGCTTCCTAGTTGTGCTGTAGTAGGCGCGTCTAAACCTCGTGGATTAGGGTAAAACCGTGTTCCGTTAACCTCGGCTAACAGATTACCGAAGTCATCGTAAGATGTTTTAGCTTCAGGAAATATTTTCTTGATGCCCTCTTCCATTTTGTAGTCATCAAGAGTACTTAACGTAAGAAGTTGGTATTCTGCAGCCTGTGCAGGGCTTGCTCCCGTCTCGGCTGTAAAACCTACGGGTGTTTGACTTTTAGGATCGTCTATCCAATAGCCACGCTGAAGTTCAGGGAACTGGACGTTTTCACCTGTGACCCAATTGGCAATATTGCCCGGAGCATCCGCAATATAACTCCCTGCTTTGCTTGCTAACTCTGCAGTTTTTGTCCCAAAGTCAGAAACAGCTCCAGCTACACGCTCAACGAATAACGGTTCTGGCTCAATAGGGTAATCCGCAGCAGTAACGATTTTCGCACTGTGGAACGCCCTTACGGCCTCTGAGCCTTCTGGGGATAACGCACTTAGGTCTGTTACTGTAGAACCAGGAGCCATGAAAGCATCGTAAGCAGCTTGGTCTTCAGGTGTAAGGATTAATTCTTCCATTATTTAGGGCCCGTTTTAGCGCGGTGGTTGCGTCAAAGCCGCGAGTACGTCTTCATTTGACATTGTCGGAACAGAACTGTTAATTGTACTGTCGAATCTATCCTTGCCTAAGATGCCTGAAAGAATTTCTTTAAGTTCTGGGGACAACACAGTTTCAACAGCTAAAGCGTTTAATTGGTTTTGAACCTCTTGTATACCCAGTTGTCCTTCGCCCTGGCCCAACTGGTCGAGGATGGTAAGGCGCTTGCCATCAATAATAGCCTTGTCTTTTAGCGCCTGAAGCGTCAGTTCCCTGACTCGTGGTGTTTGATTAATGGAACCAAAGCCCAGTCGTAGCACCTCGATATCTTTGTCGGACTGAGCACCACTGCCTGGCGCCCTCATTTGTGGAAGCACGCTACTAACTAGGTTAATGTAGGCCGTTTCCGCTTCTAGTTCCTCACTGCCGGGGAATAATCTAGCAAGCACCTCTTGCTGGAATCCTGAACCAATTGCAGGAGACAGTTCCAATAATGCGTCGATAGTAGGCATGAGCCCCAACGACTTTTGAGCCGCGCCCCGTGTCGTAGCAAAGCCTGTAGCCATGCCTCTGTAAACTTCCTCCCACGCTTTGTTAGTAGGATCGGGGACAGTAGAGGGTGTCGGGTAACCGCCAGGCAGGTGAGGTCCTTTCGCTGTCATGACCCAGGGAAGTTTAGCCTGTTCGCCTACTATGCCATACGCTGCTTTTTGCTCTGCATTCATTGGGGTTACTGCATTTTGCCTTCTCTCAAGCTCTAAAGCTTGGGCCGCGGCTCTTTCTTTCTGCGCCGTTTGCAGAGCTAACATTTTAATTGCCTGGCCTTCTTTATCCGTCGCTGCAGACCTGGCACTGAATTTACCGGCCAAAGGCGCTAGTGATTGACTTAGCCTGGCCGCACCAGATCCCTGCATAGGTCGCCCATCGGGCCCCACGTTAGAGCCGTACTGAAACGCCGCTTGGCCGATGTCCAGGAGCATTTGATTTCTAGAAGCGTCACTGGTTTCATCAGATCCCAAAATACTTTTGTATAAAGGCAGTAGATCATTGTACTCGTCGGTTAGTGTCGGAGGCGCTTCCGGTGAGCTTTGTGCATACGCGGCAAGAATAGCCTCTATGTCTATAGGAGGAGCAGCTGGCGAAACCGCCTCTGGTGTAGAGCCCTTTTCGAAATGTTGTACCGCGCCGCCTCGATTGTAATTCTGCACCATACCGCCATCTACCATGTGGCGGACTCTTCGTTGTGCTTCTTCAACTACGTCAGACGGGTACGCCGCAAAAGCGTCATTTGAAGGAGTCACGCCCATCGCGCCGGACCCTTGGTTAAAATTTTGGACTGGCCCGCCTCGATACATACCAGGCATTATAGTCTCGTCAACACTAATTGACTCGATGCCCATGGGCGGAGGTGCCATGCCCTGCGGAGGCATAGGTGGCATGCCCTGCGGAGGCATTCCCATCATCTCTGGAGGCATTCCTTGGGGCGGCATAGGAGGCGCCATCGGCATAGGCGGGGCAGCTTGTTGCTGCGCCAACACCGGCTGAAGCAGCGCTAAAACGCCTTCGGGCGTCTCCTCGGCTTCACGAGCACCTACTAGGTCCGCTAATTCTTCTCGCCTGGCGTCAATAGAACGCATATCACCGCGAAGATTATTCATCAGGATCTCAGGTGAATCCGGCGTGCGACCCATCATCGCTGCCATGTCGGCATCTTCGCCTTCCATCTCCTCGGCGTCGATTTCGCTCATTAGCTCTTCGAGATCGTCCATGAAACCACTCATGATGCCGACATTCTCGATCTCATCATCGTCAACCATTTGAATATTTTCTTGCATTTTTATTCCCTAAGTCCTAATAAGTTAGCTACCAAATAAGCCTTTGGCAGCTGCACCTGTGGTTAAGGCTCCAACACCAAGTCCTACTGCTGATTGCATCGGACTGGCGCTCGGTGCAGATTGCGCGGTTAATGCCATCTGTGTAGAAGGCGCGCCCTTAAAGATATCTGATAAAAAGCCGAGTTGTTGGTAGGGCGCCATGGCCCTCTGAGTCTGATTAGTACGGATGGCGTCCATCTGGCCCTGCTCTATTCCTCTTTCAAGACCGCCAAGTCCTGCAAGTAAGGCAGTATCAGCTGCGCCGAGCTGCTGTGTAGCTTGGCCCAAGGCTCCGTATTGCTGACCAAGTTGGCCCATTTGACCGCCTAGCTGACCAAGTGCCTGTGCTTTGCTGAGATCCACGCCCGCCTGCTGCGCGGTTAGACCGCCGATCCCCTCTCCAAGACTGCCGAACTGCATGCCCGCTTGGCCTAGAGCCTGGCCGCCGGCCAATTGTCGGCCCTGCTGTTGCTCGAAGCCTGTCATTGCTGCGGCTTGAGCTTGTTGATAATTCTGGGCGTAGTCCTGCATGATCTTCTGCTGCATTAAATCCTGTACGCCGCGGTCAAACTCAGCACGCTGAACACCTTCGCGTGTTCCACCGAACGCACCTGCGCTCACTGCTTGGGCCGCGTTGCCTTGGCGTTGGATATCCGCCTGACGTTGCATTTCACCAAGGGCGTTTTGAGTAACATTCTCCTGGTAAGGGTTCATATAAGAGGCAGTTTGATTTGGATTATAAGCCTGCGCCGATCCTAGAATCCCTCCGATGCCTTGTCCGATGACTGGGACAGCTCGGCCTAGCATGTCTTGAGCAGACTGATACTGGTTTGTTGTGTCAACCGCACCTGCAGCTAAAGCGCCGCGCTGCGTAAGATCCATGCCCTGGCTAACGCCCTGGGAAGCAGCCTGTATGTAAGGCTCAAACGAGCCTACGCCCTGCTTTGCAAAGTCCATCGCCTGCTGTTCAGTTCCAGACATCCCCGCAGATTCTACAAAAGGAAGGTCCATCGGCTCGTTATAGAGGCGATAGCTCTCCGCTAGAATCTGCTTTTTCCGTGCCTCAATCTCAGGGGCCTCACGGATATACTGGGTTTGGTACGTCATGTCCACCATGGTTATCTTGCCTCCAGTTTCTTCATAAGGGCGTACATTTTCTTCGCCCCTTTGCGCCGTGATCCGTCGCCCATGTTCCTAACCGCTTTGGCCGTGAAGACAAACTCACCATCACTGAGCATTGCCGGCACGTCATCGCTTGTGCCAGTGCCTGGTCCGTTAATAGGCCCATCCATTTCAGGAAAGTGCTGACTTGCTACGCCTCGTGAATCACTGCCGTGTGCTGCTGTGTAAACCGGAGGAGGAGCGTAGGTCTGATAAGTAGTGCCACTTATGGGCCTGACGCCGCCAAACCGCAAGCGGTAAAGCTCTGGGTTCGCATCAATAAGCGCTTGAGCAGGGTCATCCATCATTCCGCCATAGCCCTCTGGGATACCAGGGGACTCTGAGTCAAATCCTCCTGCGAGACCCATAACGCCAAGGCCTGTGGCTACGAGCGGCCCATACTGAGAGACTAGGTTGTCTGCGCCAGCGGCTTTTCTCGCGGAAGGAGAGATAAAATCATAGGCCTGTCTACCGGCGCCTTTAAGTCCATCAACAAAACCTATTCCGTCCTGTTTGCCAGGGGTTAAAGCGCCTTTTATATTCTGTGTGAAAGTATTAGGTACTGTGCTCGCGGGGCCAGTACCTGAGCCAGTAAAAGCTCCGATACCTTGGGCTGGGCCAGGGGGGATAGCTGTCCCTGTTGAGAGACTGAACCCTGGGCCGGCATTTAAAGCCGCTTGATTGACAGTGCCAGGCACGGTTGCAACAGGACGAGGGGCAAAAGTAGTAGAGCTCGGCCCCGCTGCCGTAATAGGGCCTGGCGCCGCAAACCCTTGGTTAGCCGGGATACTTTGCGGCGTTCTCAAAAGAGCATTAGGGTCGGTCACAGGAAGAGGAGCAGAAGCAGGTGTTCCTAAAGGAAGGCCCGTGGTAGCGCCTGGCGCTGTGGCAGGGCCTGGCGCCGCAAACCCTTGGTTACCTATGGAAGCGACGTCAGGGACTAAAGAAGTGGCCGCTTGTTTAGAAGCCTCTTCAGCCGCGGTCTTTGCTGCACGTTGTGTAGCTCCCGTAAGATCCGTTCCTGATCCAAAAGTATTAGACGCGCCCTGTAGAGCACCTGCTGTGATTCCGCCGATAGCGCCCGCTTTAAGTGAGTCTTTAAGGCTTTCTCCTGCGGCTAAAGAGCTCCCTGTTCCGGCAACAAAACCAGATACGGCTGTTGCAGCCATTCCACCTGCCTGTAGGCCCATAAACTGAGCGGCCATAGGGCCGGCGAACATAAACAAGGCCGTGCCGATAACAATCTTACCGATCGTAGATCGTGCAAACTTCTTGACTGCTCGGCCTATTTTTTTAAATATTTTCTTTAATGAGAAAAACTCAGGCAGGCCTGTTCTGGGGTTAATCGTGCCGGCGCCGCCCCTATCTTTGAGCATTCTCATCTCTTCAGGCGTGACGTGAGCAAGCATCGTGTCGCCGTTCCGACCAAGACTCGCTATACCGCCGTGGGCAAAGCCCTGTGGTGCTCTTGCCGGTTCACCGCTAGTGGCTCGGATTTCATCCAATGCAATACTTAGAGCGCCAAAGAACTCAGGATCAAAGGCTTCAGGTAACAGCTCTTCGGACATGTCTTGTGTGAGGTAATGTGAGCGGATCTCCGCGTATCGGTCAGGAGAGGCCAGGATTTCATCTACCATTCCATCCAGGGCATCGAGTACTTCGGGCGGTAGATCCAAGTTCCGCAGCTCTGATTTAAACTCTGCCACGGCCATCGGATCAGCTTCAGCTGCCGCAGATAGTAGGGTTTCGTTGATTTCAGACGGAGAGACTTCTTGTCGTATCTGCTCAAAAGCAGCAAAGTCTTCCATTGTAGGGGCAGGCATACCGCCCGGCATCGCTTCGGCCATGATTTACGTCCTTTATTTGATGGGACCACACAGGGTCGCGCGCCAGGGGACGCGGAATAGCGTCAATTATGGCGATAAAATTAGTTTCTATCAACCTCTAAATAGGAGAGGTAAAAAGTTGTATCTGCCTGACTAGAGGTCACTTTTAGCACGTTGGCCTCTTCCAAAATACACGGTATGCCATTGAACACATCGACTGTTGCATCTGCTGCTAAAGCCTGCGCTTTGTATAGATAATGAGCAGTGGCGCTACCAGCATTATTCTGGACCACAGTGATGTCCGCCGAAGACGCATTGGCGTTAGTCACGCGCAGTGACCGTATCATCGCCGAGTTCGCTGCCGGAACAGTGTAGATAGTGGTCTCAGTGGATGCAGCGGGGATCAACGATTGGCGTAAGTACTTGTCTGCCATGAGTTATCCTTCGTACCAGACGCGCTTATTAGCGTTCTGCTGCGCGACTATAGGCGTATAAGAAGCGTTTAACTGCAGCACAATCTGCTCCAGAGACCGCACGAGCTGATCGAACTGCTGCGGGCTGTACTCGCCCTGAGCTGCGTTGGGTAAACGCACATTAGTAATTTTGCTCATCTTAATCCATCCGGTTGTATATCCACGCGAAGTGTCCCGTAGCGCCACCAGGCTCCTACTTCTGTGCTTGTGATCTTAATAGCTATTTGCCTGCCCCGTGCGCGGGTATCCACTTTCTCAGTAGTCGGCGTGATGACGTAAGGGTCCAACGAGCTTGGATTAGCCGTCGCCTGCGGGTAGGGCCTCAGCAAAAGATTGACAGTCAGGTTCTCTAGCTGGTCCTTAAAATCCGGTATGAATCGCTTCATATACAGCATGTCATCACCGTCGCCAATATCAAAATAACCCGACTCGATGACCGCTGCCACTGCAGTACCGTCCGCTTGGTTATAGCCGTCTTCTTGCCTGTAGACCAGACTTCGTCCTGCTGTCAGGCCATATATAGTGGTCAGAGTGGCCGCTGTGCTGTCTTTCAAATACTCCGTAGCGGTAGGCTTCTCGAAGGTGTCCACATCCTGCCATGAGGTGCGTGCTAGTGAGCCTACTGACCAAACGCTTTCCAAGTAATTGTAGGTGACATTGCGGTCAACAAAGTCCGAGCCAGCGCTGCAATAGAACCACGTTATCTCGTTGTAATCGGTGTTGAGAGCTGCATAAACCTTATCTTCTTGGACCAAGTTGATGTCGCCGAAGACATAGTCCTGCACTGTGCATTGTATTTTCTTGACCGTACCGTCGAAAGCATAGAAAGCTTCTGGACCCATCCAAAGTGCTAGGCCGTTCACATCCACGGCTGCATGCGGCCCTAGAGCACCGCAATTACTGCCTAACTGGCTAAAACCAAACGTATAAGGAGGGCCTATATACTGCATGCCATGCAGCGACGTGTCAGTGAAGATAAGTATCTGACCACGAGAGCGAACCGCTGTCATGATCCGGTTGCCGTCAGAGAGCTTCTGTCCGCCTGCGGTATTGATAGCGGTTTCCACGAAATCGTTGATGTTCTCTTGATCTGAAAAACGGACAAAAAGAGGGTCTTGTGTTGACGGAGTTCCGACGGTTGTTTCCGTACCGAAGCAGACTAGATGCCTGTCGGGCGAGGATATTAGCGCAAAAGTGCTCTTGGTCGGGGCTCCTGAGACTATTGTCGCTCTTTGGTCTGTGCCGGAGTCTGGGTCCCAGTTATAAATGGCACCATTAACAGCCTGCATGATAAGCACTTGACCAAACTGATCAAACTTCCAAATGCGAGCAAAGATAGTAGGCTGAGTTACCACTGTTCGGGCAGTTCCCCACGTACCCGCGCTCCACGTTCCAGTTCCCCAACCGAAGTCAAAGAAGCTTCGATCAGCGCCAACATTGATCTGATAAGCACCTACAATTGAGCCTCCGCCATTACCTGTGTCACTCGCATTAGCAGCAACAGGAGCGGTAATCGTGTAGGTAGAAGAGGTAAGTACCTCTGTGATTTCCCACTCAGAATTCAGAATGTCCGCAGTAATTACTCCACCTAAACTAACCGCGCCAGAGAAGGTGACAAAGTCGCCGGTGTCCGCACCGTGAGCCGTGTCCGTGACTGTGAGTAAAGCCGAGCCATTAGTCGCTGCAAACGTAACATCACCTGCCGCAGTAGTTAGCCGTAGCGGTGTAATGTCGGACCACGCTCCACCGACGGAGACATATACCTTTCGCTCAGTGCCAACAGCCAAATAAGGTGTGCCGGCGTTGTTGTTCCAACTAAAGGTCTCGCTAGAAAAACCGACCAGATAAGAAGCAGAGCCGTTGAAGTTAGTCCATCCGCCTATTTTCTCAGGAAGACCAAATCGGAAACGCACGTTGTCACCGTCCGTCCAGCCGCCTTCCGCACCGTATTCTGTGTTCTGCTTGTCCATGCCGGCTTTTAGTGCCAGTCGAAAATAAGCCATGCGTCTCTACCTTATTCGGAGTACTCGCCCGTCTCAATCATAGCAGCAAGCTCAACGGAGCGTCCTTTAACGGTGCGGCTCCAATCGGAATCTAAAAATTCTTCTGAGGCAGTCTTGTAGTCTGCCTTTTCCATCGCATCTAGTGCCTTTACGAATTTGCGTAGCTTCGTAGCACCGAGGTTAAAGCTGATGTCAATCATAGCATCTTTTCTTGTTTGGTCTAAATCACTAAACCAAGCGTACTCTGTGCTCAGTTCCTTGATTACACGTTCTATATCCTTCTCCAGCAGAAAGTCCACCTCTTCATCCGAGAGGCCCAGCCCCCCGTTAACATCAACATTCCTGCCAATTCCTATTGTCCAGTGCCCCGCAGAGCATTTGTAGATTAAATGCCGCCCATTAGTAACGACTTCACCTTCATGCCTCTTGAGCATCTCGATCAAGTTCTGCATTTACTTCTCTCTGCTGACCTTCTGTATTTTTTCTACCGTCCTGAGCGTTCCCAAGCCCAACATTCCCATTAGCACTGTAGTCAAAAGCGATGTATCTACGGCAGGGACTGTAAACCAGATTCCTAAGATTGGAGACACTATAGTGGAGTACAGTAAGGCTAATCCGCATATCCAACCAATTGCCGGTCGCCATCCCGCTACAAACAGGCTCTTATGGGAGGCTTCTACCTTGTTGACCTCAATCTGAGCTGACATCTGCTTATCGGCCATAGTCGCAATCTCGTGCGACAGCTTCTCACGCAGGTCTTTATCTGGAATTACTTTATCCAAGATAGCCGAGACAGGCCCAATCAGGGCGCTAAGTGAGGACAACATTTAATTAACCGCTAACGCAATCACAACAATAGCAGCGAAAATAGTCACAACGGTCGCTTGCTCGTCTGTGGCGCTCATGAATTTAGATTTAACAAACTTGCCTATCACTTTAACGTATTTCATAGTCGTTCCTTATTTGTCAGCCTTACCTTCTAAGCGCTTGAAGATAGCCCCAAGCATCTCTTTAATTTCTCGGATATCTTCGCGGTAATCATCTTTAGCTACGTACTTTTGTGGGATAGCCTTCATGTCTGCGTCAATAC